TGGCTGGCGTGAGGAACTCCCGCGAGTGTTCGATCGGCCGACCGCACTTACATTGAACGCGGTTCTCTATCGACGTGCGACGAAGGCAAAGCCGGTTGCGGAGGTGTTCATTCGGGACGAGGCGTCGAAGGGAACGCCACCGTCGAAGTACCTTTACCCGGAAGTTGCTGGAGGACCTCGACGCCCGAAAGCGAGTGAGCAGCGCCTGCGCAGCGCCGGTATCCTCGGACCTGGTGAATTCTGGGTCACCGGACGAGGTGCGCCAGTCGATGCCTTCGGCAATTTGCCCGGCAAGGTGCTGCGCACAATCATCTCGGACCTGCAGGCCTCTTTCGATCCGTCGCAGAACACAACGGAGGCGAGTCGAGCGAAGCGGCTCAAGCGTAAGAAGGTGCGAGGTGGCCACTATTTCTACAATCTGGCGAGGCGCGGAAGGCTTTCCCGCGGAATCTATGAGCGCATCGAAACGGGATTCGGCAGCGCAGTGCGCTCGATCCTCATCCCCGTCAACCAGGTGAGTTACGCCACGCGATTCGATGCATTCAAGCTCGCGCGCCAGATCTTCGATCGACGATTTCCCTCGAATCTGCAGATCGCCCTAGCGAAGTCTGCTGTTACACGGCGGCCCTGATGTCACAGACAAGATTGTTGCGAGAGCTCGATGCGGAGATGTCCGAGGCCTTCCTGGATGTCGGGGCGGCTGATGATGCGAACTATCAGCACGGCGTCGGGCCGATAGTCTCCTGTACCGTGCGCGTCGATCGCGCAGCGGAGATCTTCGGCGACGATGAGGTTCCTATCGCCGGGCGCCAGGTCACGATCACGTTCGAGCTTGCCGAAGTCGCCCCGGCGGTCGGCGGCATCGTGACACTGGATCCGAACGGCGAGCCCGAGCGGTTCAGGTTGGGGGAGCGCCTGGCGTACGACGAATCATTGAGCACGTGGATCGTCACCGATGTCTGAACCACTTTCTTTCATCATGCTGCAGGCGGTGCAAGCCAATCTCGAGCAGATCACCGTGGCGAATGGATTTCACACCAACGCCGGCGAGGTTGTGGAGCTCGAGCTCGGTCAGAAGCTCGACGGCGCTCCGGCATTCATCGCAGTGATCTTCAACAGCAGCCGCCCATCGGAGGATCCGAATCGGAAGCGGATCACGGCTGATGTCTTCTTCACTATCGTGGTCAAGGTGCCGATCGGTGCCGAGACCGCTCAGCAGACGTCCCATCGCATGATCGACGATGTCGAGACAGCGATGGCGGGCAAGCAGACCACCTATCCGATGGGAATCTCTATGCCCACATGGCTGCGGACGGATCCACTTCCCGACCAGGAAGCCATGAAGTGGGTCGGTGCATATGTTCGTTATCAGTCATCGATGCCTCGCAAGCGCTGACGTTTTACTTCTGTCGATTCGCTAACAAGGCCCGCCATGCGCGGGCTTTTTGTGCCTCATTATTTTCAACTGGAGCAGCCACATGTCCGGAGCACAGGATTACAGCTACATCGGTAGCGGCAAGGTCTACGTCAAAGAATACGGCGCGGCCGCAGCGCGAGTCGAAGTGGGTAACTGCTCCTCGCTTACATTCAACGTCTCTGAGACCGAGAAATCGCTGGTCGATCACACGAAGCCAGGCGGCGGTACACGCAATGAAGTACGTCGCATCGAGTCATGCGAAGCGGCCCTCACGCTGACCGATCTTAGTCCGGACAACCTCGCTCGAGTGCTCTTCGGCGGAACGTCCGCAGTGGTGTCTGCCGCGGTCACGGACGAGCTGCAGGTGGGCTATAAGGATTCGTTCATCCCGTTCACGTTCCTTCCAGACGCAACGCCGCCGACGGTAAAGGCTAGCAGCGGCGATGGTGCGGCGAGTCGCGCCAATTCGACAGCGTACACACTCGGGCAGTTCTACATTCCGGCGACACCAAACGGCTACTTCTACAAAATCACCACAGCAGGCACCTCTGCTGCATCACCGCCGACCTTCGGGACGGCCGTCGGCGGAACGACCGCTGACGGTACCGCCACGATTACCAACATGGGTCTCGTGACCTTGGTGGCTGACACCGACTATGAAGTGCGACCGGGCGGCATCTACATCCTGGAAGGCGCGCGCTTCACTGATGGGCAGACGCTGAAGATCGGCTACACGAAGACCGCAGCCGACATTGTGCAGGCGCTGATCTCTTCCGCTAAGGACTACGAACTGGTGTTCGATGGATTGAACGAGGCGCGCTCTGGCAAGTCGACCAGGATCACGGTCTACAAGTTGAAGATCGGCGCGGCCTCCAATGTCGCGCTGATCGGCGACGATTACGCCACGCTTCCCGTCAGCGGCAAGGTCCAGCAGGACACGACGAAGACCGGCGTGGGTATCTCGCAGTACTTCCGCGTGGATATCGCACGGTGATTGACGTCAAGCTCGGCGGCCGCCTCTTCAACGTGGTGAACATGGATCGGCGGACCGTCCTGCTCGATCAGCACTTCCAGCGCCTGGTCGTCGAATGCGGAATCGACAAGATTCTGCCGGGTGAGGCGGAGACGGATGAGACTTATGTCGCTCGGCTGCATTTACAGATCATCCGCTCCGGCCTGGCGTGCGAGCTGCTCGGCGGCTATCTGCTTCCCATTGGCAAGACCGAACGGGACTGGACCCCCGCACTGGGCAAGAAAACAGCGGACGCTATTGGGATCTGCGACACCGAAGAGGAGCGCCAGCAGATCGACCAGCTGCTGACGGAGTGTGCGCTCGGTTTTTTTCAGCAGCGGCTCGCCTTACTGATGAGTTTCGCAAACTCTTTGAACCGCGAGCCGGGACAGCAAAGGGGAAGGCGGAAGTCGCCGGCGAGCCCTGGGCGGAAGTGGTTTGGCTTGTGGCGCACCAGGACGTCGACGAATGCGAGCGCGTAGCTCGGTGGCCATTGCGTGCGGTTCTGCGTGCTGCGCTCGATCGCCTGAAGCAGGATGCGCGGGAGTCGTATCGGCACGAACGACTCATGTGGGCTCTGCAGGCGCCGCACACACAGAAGAAGCTTCGACCTCCAGAACGGCCTGCGCTGCTGAAGGATGAGTAGCAATCCTGAAATCCGGGTCAAGCTCAGCACGCAGGGGCTGACGGAGGTCATCGGCGCGATCAGGCAGCTCACGAATGAGGCGGTAACGCTCAACAAAACCGCAGCTGGCGGCGTGACCTCCTTACGTAGCGGCGTCGGAATGTTGCGAAACGCTGTAGGCGCGTTGGGAATTACAACTTCGATTGCCGGTGTCGTGGCCTTCGGAAAGGCGGCATTCGACGCCGCGGACGAAGCAGGCAATCTCGCGACCCAGCTGGGCCTCAGCACCGAGGAATTCACGCGCATCGCGTACGCCGCCGACCAGTCCGATATTGCAATCAGCGATGTGGGCGCGGGGCTTACGTTCTATCAGAAGAAACTGGCGGAAGCGGTCTCGGGCAATCGGGATGCGGCCTCATCATTCAAGCAGATCGGCCTGGATGCCAAGGAGCTGCAAAAACTGTCCGTGACTGAGCAGCTCGGCCTGATCGCCGATCGCATAAAGAATCTGCGCGAATCCTCCGATCAGCTCAAGGCTAGCGGTGATCTGTTCGGGCGAGGCTTCGGAGGGCCTTTTCTTCGCGTACTGAAGGATGGATCCGCAGGCCTGCGAGAGTTTGCTGCCGAGTCGGACGCCACTGGGAACACGCTTCGATCGAGCACAGCTGCCGGCATCGATGCGGCCGACGCCGCGGTCAAGCGGCTGAAAAATACGCTGTCGGGAGCCACCACCAAGGCGATCGGCGGAGTGGCGCTCGTCCTTGAGTCGATCGGCATGTCGATCGGCGTCATCAACAAAGACGAGACTGTGCAGGCGCAGGCGAAGCTGGAGGCATTGCTCGCGCTGCGCAACCGGTTGAATGATGCGGCCTCAGTCAAAGGGCTGACTCAGCCTGGCATTCTGACGGCGCTCGAGCTGGTCGCCGGCGCCGCCGGAATCAAGAAACTCGACGCTGAAATCCTCGCTTTGCAGAAACACATCGAGGAGCTGCAGGGTAAGCAAAAGCCGGCCGCCGCCTCGGGTGGATCCGGTTCGCTGATCAACCTGCCCACTGAGGCCGAGCTCAAGGCGCTCAGTAAGGCATCCGTCGATCAACTGAAAGCGCGATCCGACAGCGAACTGAAGGTCCTGCAGGAGGGCCTCAAAGATCAGGAGCGAGAGGCAAAGGCCGCGTACGATCTCGGCGTCATATCGCTGACCGAGTACTACGACCGTCGCCGGGCGGTGATCGACGCCAAAGGGGAAATCGAGGTAAAGGCCCTCGAGACCAATATTCGGGCGATACAGTCCGTCGCGCTCGATCCGAAGGATGCAGCTGCTGCACTGACTCGTGCCACTGAGGTTGAGAAACTCCGGTCGGAAATAAAACTCAAGCAGCTCGAAACCGAGAATGCGATCGCTGCTCTGATCAGCGACGAGGTCCAGGCACAGCATCAACTCGGCGAGCAGGAAGTTGCGCTGTCGAACTCGCTGCTCGAGCTGGAGGGCAAGCGGCACCAGCTGTTCGAGAACAATCTCGCGAAGGAAGCTCAGTCGTTACGCGAGCTGCTGACGCGTGCCGGAGCCGCGCCTGCTGAGATCCAAGAGGCGATTGATCGCCTGACGAAGGCTCGCACGGCGTCGTTCAGTCTGGACGAAGCCACGCGCGCTGGATCCCTGGCCCTCGAAGCTTTCCAACGTGACGCAGAACAGATTCACCGGGATCAGGAAGCCGGCGTTATCGGGCAGCTGCAGGGTGAGTTCCGACTGATCGAGCTCGAGCGATCGCGCCTCGTTGTATTGCGTGAGCTCGCTGACGCGATGCTCAAAGCCGCGGAGGCGACTGGCGATGAACAGAAGATCGCCCAGGCGCAGCAGTTCGCCGCGTCTATCGATGAGATAGCCGCAAGCCTCGCGAATGCCACGGATCTACAGTCGAAGTTCATCCAGGGCGGGACGGAGGCGTTCCAGTCCGGAGTACAGTCGCTCCTTCAAAATCTTGAGCAGATCCATTCGGTCGAAGATGCGTTCCGATCGCTCGCGCGCACTGTGGCGCAGGAACTCCAGAGGATCGCAGCAGAAATTATCGCAAAGCAAGCCACTTTTGCGCTGCTGCGGGCGTTCGGCGGTGCCTTCAGCGCAGGCGCCGCACCGGCGGCAGGATCCTTTACCCAGCAGGCCATCACCGTCGGCGCGGGCCAGCACGGCGGTCCAGTGCAGACGTATGCACAGGGCGACGTCGTGCGCGGCCGCAAGCTCAATATCCGCGGACCTGACAAAGTCCCGGCCCTCCTCGAAGAGAACGAATTCGTCGTACGCCGGCGAGTGGCGACTCAGCCTGGCGCGCTGGCATTTCTGCGTGCGTTCAATAACGGCGAGATCAGCGCAGCGGACATCAGCAACGCGCTCAACGCGCGGCTGATCACGCCTCGGCGATTTGCAGAGGGTGGCCTGGTCAGCGACATTCAGCCGAGCAGCAAGAGCGGGCGCACGGCCGGCCTCACTGGCACCCTCGGACTTGAAGATGGACTGATCATGAAACACCTCGAATCAGATGACTTTGATCGACTCTTAATACGGCGGATCGGCCGAATGAAGGACGAATTCAACACGGTGCTGCGCTGATGGCGATCGCAACCGGTACAGCGACGAGCCACACGGATCTATTCGCGAAGTTGCGCGCCTTCCTAAAGTTATCGACAGGCAGCGGCGGTCCGGGATGGACCGAGCGGAACTACGATGGTTCTGGGCTGCAAATGCTGTTTGTGGCGCCAGGTCTCTCGGGCACCGAGGAAATAGGAGTGGGCCTCTCGTTGCATTCCAGTGTCAGCGACGATGCCTACAATTTAGGTTGCTGGATGTATCGAGCGTATAACGCGGCATTGGCGTACACAAACCAACCAGGTTCATCTGTCCGGATGTATCACCTGCTGTGGAATCAGCCAATGACCTACTGGTTCATTGCTAATGGCCAGCGCGTCATCATCGTTACGAAGGTGTCAACCGTCTACACGGCAAGCTACCTCGGAAAGATTCTGATCCGGTCATTGCCTGGTGATTACCCGCAGCCCTACTACGTGGGGACGCAGTCCCTCAGCTCCAATACGCGATGGTCGACACCGTCGTTCTCCCATCGCAATTTCTGGGATCCGGGGGATGCCGCCACCATTCTGTCTGCCGCTGGAACGTGGGTACCGGTGAGGAATTTCTTGCAGAGTAGTAGCGAATCTCAAGAAACGACACGAGTAAACATCTGGCCGTTCAGCGCGGGAAGCGTCGATGGCGGATATGTAGTAACTGACCGATATCGCGAACTTCGAGAGAATCTTGATGGAACATATTCGCCGTTGCCTCTGGAAATCATGGGTGGCAATGCTCTTGCTGACGAAGAGATCTACGGCGAACTGGATGGTGCTTTTGCGGTCACGGGATTCTCCGCAGGATCGGAAGATACTGCCTCGATAGGCGGGGAAGACCATATGTTTGTACAGGATATAGCGCGCACAGCAAGGTACAACTATGCGATGGTGAGACTGGCATGACCGTAATCTATGAGACGGGCTCAGCTAGTAGCCCCGCGAACCTTGTCGCAAAGCTCGAGACATTTGCCGCTGCAAATGGCTGGACAGTGAGTACTGTGTCCGGGGGCTTGGTGTTCCGAAAGGCCACTGTCGTCGTAGGCGTCTTTAGCAACGCGACGTCGATATTTTTGCGGGGTGCCATCACGTATAACGCAGCAGCGGCTTGGAACGCCCAAACGAACCCCGCTTCGGTAAGCGCGGAGATTAACTGCGGCGCTGGAGGATTCTCAGCGTATCACTTCTATATCGGCGACGAATCGGGTTTCGATTACTTGCACGCAACGATCGAAATATCATCTGGCGTGTTTCGTCATATCGCACTCGGTGAGATGGTGAAGGCTGGAAGCTTCACCGGGGGCGTATATGTTGAGGGAACGTACTGGCAGCCTGGCACCAATTATCAGAACTTTCCAGAAAGCAGCCTGCACACTGTGATTTGCGATTCGAGCGGCGGCACTGTAAGAAACAACATCTGGGTGGACTACGATTCGAAGTCAAACAACTGGCAGCGCATCGGTTCAGCTAGCAACACTTCTGATCCAAATCAATGCACAGGAGCCTGTCGAAATCAGGGGATTCTGTACGCACCACTCACAATTGGCGCGCAAAAGTTCAACCTGATAACGCCTATGTATCCATTGACTTACTTCGCGAGCCGAGGAAGCGGCCTTCGATCAATCATCGGGCGAATCCCGAACATGAGGCTCCTGTCTCTGCGCAACCTCAACACGCCCGGCCAGATCGTGAGCATCGGGTCAGAAGACTGGCAAGTCTTCCCAATGTGTGCGCGGTCGGACACGTGGAATCTGAATATCGACGTTCCGAGCAGCGGCTATTATGGCTATGCGCATTTGAGATGACTGTTCAGTCCGCATCGCTGGACTTCGTTGTCACTGCGATAGAAATACCGACAAATGCTGAGATGGGCGTCCGATTGGAGCCCAATGCGGATTCCTTCGCATTGCAGACGATTTACGGCCTAGGTGCATCCGTCTCCGGTCAGCCGGTCAGTGAGCACCCAGTGGCTAAGGCAGGTGGGCATTGGCGAGGCTTCGGCTTCCTCGACTACTTCAACCACATTCATTTCAGCGCACTGAACTTCGAGTTGGGGAACCTGGTAAGCGAGCAGGTCCGCTCACTGCGTGTTTTCAACGCCTATTTCGTGCCGCAGGAGCTCAATGCGGTTACGCCCGCAAACGACGAAGGCCTCTCGCTTACGCAGCCAGGCACGGCGCCCCTGATGTATCAGCCATTTGCGGAGCTGACCTACGAGATATCGATCGGGGCCGTGGGACCACCGACAATCGACGCGACATACACATTCGATTTCGACGTCGTCGACGTCGTGGTTTCGGTGCACGGCGCCCGATTGGTGGGTTGGTCGTGGCTTGCGAACTGGGAGCGCCCGATTGAGGAGGAACTAGCCTGGCTGACGGACGTCATGAGCTCCAGTGATGACCACGAGCAGCGCAGGAAGCTCAGGACCTGGCCGCGGCAGGCGTGGATATTCGCCGCGGACTTTTCTGCTCAGCAGAGGCGGGCATTCGAAAACAAGCTACACGGATGGGGCGGTCGAAATTGGGCGTTGCCGATCTGGGTCGATGGCGAGTTTCTCGGCGCGACCCTCGACGCTGGCGCTGAAAGCATACCGTGCACTCCGGCGACACGGGACTACCACGAGTCTGGGCTCGCTATGCTCGTCGCAGCCGAAGGCGGGGATTACGAGGCGGTGGAGGTTGCTTCGATGACGTCGGGCAGTATCGCCCTTGAGCGTCCGACGCGACGAAGTTGGCCAGCAGGCACGCGGATTTACCCGGCTCGTTCCGCCACTCTCGCTAATCCGAGTGGCATTCGCCGCTTCACTGGTGACCACGCATACGGTAGCTTTCGTTTTCGATGTGATGAGCCAATAGAGAAAGCAACGACTTCCGAAACGCTGTACCGATCCTATCCGGTAAATGAGCTGCGGCCCGAATGGTCCGAGGATCCAAGCCGCGATTGCCGTCGGACAATATCGATACTCGACTCCGCAGTTGGCCGCCCAATCATCACGGACGAAAGCGGTCTGGCACAGCCCGTACAGAGCATGCGCATTGTGTTCGCTGACCGAGTCGGTGCCGCGCAGCTGAGAGCATGGCTGTACGCACGAGCTGGACGCGCTAAGGCGGTGTGGTTGCCCACGTACGCCGCCGACTTGCTTGTGACGTCCGCGATCGGAAGTGCCTCCACTCACATCGATGTCGAAAACTGCAGTCTGACCGAATTCGCTCCCGCTGATGTGAATCGACGCGATCTACGAATAGAGCTTCAGAGTGGATCGATCTTGTACCGCCGCGTGACCTCAATCATGGAGGTGGATGAGAACACCGAACGATTGACGATAGACGACGACCTGGGAATCGCCGTCGCCCCTACAGACATTGCGCTAATAAGTTGGATGAGCCTCGCTAGATTGGATAGTGACGAGGTGCATATTTCGTGGCACTTCAGCGATTACGGCGAGACATCACTTACCCTGCGGAGCCCCAGAAATGACGTATAACGCGAGGGAGCTGAGTGTCCAGGATGGTGAGCCAATCGAGCTATACGAGTTCGCGTTCGCATCGAAGGTCTTGCGATTTACATCGTCGGACGTCGATCAAATATTCGCCGGACAAACATACGCTCAGGCCTCCCTCTCCCATCCTCAGATCGAGGAGTCCAGCTCGCTGCCAAGAAATGCGGTGACCATCACATCGGATCTGAAATTCCCGATGGTGACTCTGTATCGAGCGGCCGTACCAAGCGACGAAGTTGAAGTGACTATCTATGAGA